GTAGCTTTCTTTTCAGCAGGAGTTAATGCTTTCCAAGCAGCATCAGGTAAGTATCGTTTTTTTCCTTCACTTTTAGTACCATCAGAAGTTCGCCACTTTTGTTTAGTCCAAGCTTTTAAACTCTTTTGTGATTTAGCTAAAGCCATTACTTATAGCCTCCACCTTTTTCTTTATATTGTTTAGCTAACATTTGTGCTTTACGTGCTGACCACTGTCCAGGTTTACCACCTTTACCTCCTGCTTTAATTTTATTAAATAATGCTTTACGCATTGAAGGTTTAGTATAATTACCTGCTGAGTTAACTGTGCTTTTCTTTTTAGTAGCTACCATTTAACTTTATCTGCCCAGTAGGCTGCTGACATTTTACCTTTAGCTATGTTCTTAGCATGTCTAGCTTTAAAAGACTTTTGTCTATTCTTTTCTTTTTCTGTAGTAGGATTAGCTCCTGCACCTTTTTTACCTTGTTGTCCAAAGCGAATAAGCTTTACTTTATCTCCTTCTTTAGCTACAACAACATGTGATTTAGTAGGATGACCAGGAGTCTTCTTAGGTTTATTATAACCTGATACACCTGCTCGTTCTAGTCTTGGATCTTTTGCCATTCTCTTACCTCTCTTGCATATTCAATTTCATTAATAGTTACTTCTTCTACAATTACTATTGGTTTTTTAGTAGCACAACTAGTTAATAATAATGCTATAAGTAAGTACTTCATTAATTAGGTTTAGCTAATTGTCCACCAAAGTAAAACTCTACAATCATAGTAGCCCATTGAAAAATCTCATCAAATTTATAAAGACCTTTAATTGTTGTAAAAGTTTCTCCACCACCAATACTAAATAAACCTAAGAAACTAAAGCCCTCTGATGTAGATCTAACTACTGTATCAACACCAAAGATTCCTGCTAGTGGATATATAGCTACTAAAGATAATATAACTAATATAAGTATTCGTCTATTCCATGCAGCAAAAGGAGACTCAGTAGCAGCTACTTCACGAGCACTATCAATTTGTTTTGATCGTGCTGCTAAATTAGCAAGCATTAGTTTTTGTTGTTCATGAGCTTGAGCAGATTTAATTGCTGTTAGTTTAGCAATAAAACCTAAGATAATAGGAATAAGGTGAGTTAAGATTGCCATTTATTTATAAAACTTTTTAATTGATTCCAAAAATTATTTAGTTTAACTTTTATTTTGTTTAGTTTTATGCAAAGTTGATTTCGGATACGGCTGTAAACCTCTATGATCAATATAACCATGAGTATATAAAGAATCCACATTTTGTATTACCTTTCTTAAAATTTTAAATAGCATTTAATAAAAGAGTAGCTGCTTGTGTTTTATTAATTATCATTGTTGATACAACAATACTACCAAATCCTAATATAATAGTCCAAAGAAGTTTATTAAGAACTGCTTCTATTTTGTCTATACGAGCATGGATATTAGCATACCTTTCGGCACATAGTTCTTCATGGGAGTTTAGTCGTTGTTCTACTTCTTTAGGAGTTGTCATATTTACTAATTGTTTTTAAATTGAAATATATAGTCTTCATTAATACTATCACATAAATAGTATCCCCAATCTTCTAGTAATTCAAATACTGCAGTATCACTAACAAGATAATATTTATTTGAATTAATTTCTTGTAGTTTAGTTGAAAGTTTAGAAGAACTTTCTGTTTTTAGTTGCTCTAAAATAATTGTAGGTTTATACTTTTTAATTGTTTTTTCAGCACCTAACAATGCGTAGTATTCATAACCTTCAATATCTAGTTTAATAAAATCAGGTTTAAAATTAAAGTTATCCAGCTTAGTACATTTAATATTATTACCTGGTATAATATGAGAAGCCATTGTAGAGCCTCCTTTACTAACTTGAACACCTACTTGTTTTTCTTTATTACCTAATGCGTATGGATATAGTGTGTAGTTATCTGTTTTAACATTTTTAATATAACATTTTCTGTGTTCTAATACAGGTTCAAAAGCATGAACATGTTTAAAAAGTTTAACTAAATGTTTAGACCATAGTCCACAGTGACTTCCTATATCAATAGCTACATTAAAGTTTTTAATATACTTTAAAGCTAAGTCTAATCTATTCTTTTGATAGTCCCAATCTAATTTATTAGCAAATCTTAATAGATATTCTTCAGAATCAGGAAGCCAAATATCTTTTATATTTTTCATTTAATTTCTATATTTAAAGCTATTCGATATTCATCACTATCACATGGTAAAGGTTTATGATTTAATGTTCCATCAAATATTAATAAATCATTTGTTTTAGGTTTAACACTAGTAAGTTTATTTTTATGTTCATCATAAAACTCTAATTCACCACCTTTAGCATCAGGAACATTTAAGTAATATACACCATTAATAGTTGCAGTAGAATCATGATTATGTATTTCACTATTATAATAATCTTTATTACTTACATAAGCCCATACATCTAAATCTTTATTTATAATATTACGATTGTAAGTTTTATTTACTACATTAATAAATGTTTTAGATAAACTAGTTATTAAATCTTTATATTTAGAATCTAATTTAAAATTAAATTTACCAATAGTTCTTAACTCTTGAACTTCATTAGTATGATAATCTTTAACAATATTATTTTTTACATCTTTTGTTGATTCTTTTAAATCTACAGATATTCTATAAACATTTATCATTTAAAGTAAGGTCCAACTAACCATGTTACACAACTATATCTAATTCCTTTTGTAACAGGTTCAACTCCATGTACCATGTAGCTAGGAAATACTAATATAGTTCCTTTGTTTTGTGGAGGATAATATATAGTACCATTTGCATTTAAGAAAAACTTACCACCTTCATAATCATCATTAAGAAAAGCTAATACAGTTAGCTTTCTAGTTTCATCACTATGTGTATGGAATGTATCTACATGAGCATTGTAATGTCCATCAGGTTTATAAATTAATAATTCAGTTTGATTAGAATGAGTAATGTTATATTGCCACCAATAATGGTTTGCATTTAAACCAGTAGCTGTTAGTGATGCTCCTATACCTACATTTTGAGGAAGGAGTACTCGTTCTGTATCTCGAATCTCTTTATTAATTTTTCCTTTTGTACCATTATTACCACCAATAATAGGAGGATCTTTTTTAATATTATCTTGTGAATATGTATTAATTAAATTACTACAAAAGGATTCTGTTAAATGATTTTCAAATACAGCACAATCAGTTAATAATCTTTTTTCACCTTTTTTTACACCTAAATATTCACGACCATCATACTTTTGATCTGCATGAGGACCATCTGCATCTACATAATGTAAAAATACTTGTGCTTGCCACTGACCCTCAGTATACTTTTCTCGCCAGTGTTCTACTTCCATACCACGATATAGAACAGCATCACCAACTTGCATATCTACTTTATTACCTGCCATGTAGATAGACCACACATCTCCTTCAAAACCTAGCGTGACTGTTGCTGATATTTCACAAGCAGGTCTATCTTTATGTTTCTTTAACTCTTCTCCTGGTTTATAAAGTCTAGCATAAGAATAAGTAGGATATAATTTTTTACCACAAGCTTTTTCAAAATGTGGTAACAAATCTTCTAGTAACTTATCAAAGGTAACTGTACCATGTACAGCTTCTGATATAGGACACTGAGGATCTTTTTTTGTTTCACCTCGCTCTATATATTTATTTAACTCAAGAGTTAACTCTTTACAATTATTTAAATCTAAAAAACCTTTTAAATGGACATATCCATTTTTATCAAAATCGTTGGTCACGATTATCCTTTCTAATTAAATACTATTAATTTATAATTTGTACTTTAGTCCACACTTCATTATCCCAATTCCATTCATAGGCTTCTGTCGGAATACCTTCATCATTAACTGCTAATTCACCTGCTGTAGATTGTTTTACATAGTCAGGTAATTTTTTAAATGTATCAGTAACAGGATTATACCAATATTTAAATCCTTCTAAATTTTCTGGACAATCATGCCATTGAAGACCTGAATGAACTTCAAAAGTATTAGCAGCATCTACGACTTCTAATACTCGATAGCCAGAGTTATTTTTGCCTCTTAGCTCTATTGTACTTACTAACGCTTTTTTAGCCATTTTTATAACTCCTATTAATATTCAACAATAACAATACCTGGTGTACCTAGAGAACGAGCATGATATGATGCTGCAACATACGGATTTCCAGCATCATAAGCTGATCCTCCTCCACCTGCTCCATACCCACCTGCTACACTTGTATCTCCTTGACCAGGAGCCCAAGACGTAGATCCATGAGCTCCTTGTCCAAGTATTGAACTTCCTCCGTTGCCTCCATAATTAACATTAGAAGCTAGACTGTTTGTAGCAACTTGTCCACTACTTCCAGTAAAATTAATTGTTCCTCCTGAACCTGAACCACCAAGAGCTCGTACACTAACACTACTTGGTCCATTAGCTCCTCCTGTTGCTGAACAGTATGCTCCAAAGGAAGATGTACCTGCTGCACCTCCTACAGTAACAGAAACATTAGTGCCAGAAGGAAAAGGAATAACTTCAATGGCTGCACCACCACCAGCACCACCTGGACCATTAGGTCCATTAGGATCATTATATCCATGACCTCCACCTCCTACAACAGTAACTTTAACTTTTTCTACTGTGCCTGGATTAGTCCATGTACCTGAAGTAGTAAATGCTTGCATGTTAGAAAAACCACCACCTGCAGCAAGAGTTGTCCATGACATTGTACCATCACCATCAGATTGTAATACTTGTCCAGAAGAACCATCAGCTCCTGCTACTTTAGTAGCTGTAACAGCATCTGATGCTAAGTGTTCAGCATCAACAGCTCCTGCTGCAATATGTTCACTATCAATAGCATCATCTGCAATTTTAGTTCCATCAACTGCATCAGCATTTAATTTAGCTGTAGTAACTGCTAAGTCATCAATGTCTGCTGTAGCAACTGTATCTTTAGCTGCTAATGCTCCATCACTTGCATTTACATATGCTTTAATTTGTGATCCAGTAACTTTCTTACTGGTACCTGCTTCGTTTATTTCAAACTCATTAGCGTCAGCAGCAGCTGATGCACTAGTTAAGTCTGATATTTTTACATTTGCCATAGTTTAATAACTCCTCTTCCAAGCTCCGTTAGTGTGTTTATAAATTTTAATATTAGATTTCCAAGTCCCATTATGTTTAACATAAGGAAGGAAAGTTTTCCAAGTATCTTCTTCATTATAGTAAGGAATAGAACTAAAGAATGTTTTACTTGGATTACCTACAATAGTAGCAAAGATAATATTACCATAAGCTTCTAAAACTGTTCTAGTATCTAAGCCATCCTCAGTTACTCTAATATCTCCTGCTTCTGTAATACGAGTAACAATATCAGTTCCTGATGTGATAGATCCATATAATGTTTTAAGTCCTATAGAATCTAAAGTACATGTACCTGTATAACTTCCTTCAGCATATTGACGTTTACGTCCATCAAACTCAGAAGTACCTACTCCTGTTATGTTTACATAACCTAAGTTTTTAAGAAGACTTAATGTTACTATAGAACTTGTTGCAGACAAAGAAGCTAAGGCAGCTCTTGTTCTTTCTCCAACAACAATTCTAGAACCTACAGCAGTAAGGTTACTAGATGAATACATATACTTGTAACCTGAAACTGCAGCAGTTCCTGAAGCTACTAAAGAAGAATCAACAATACTATAGCCTTCGGTTAAACGAGAAGCTCCGTCTTCCGTAACTCGAAAGTCACTAGCTTCTGATATACGATAACCATTAGCCATTTAAAATCCTTAAGCTATTGTAAGGTCAATATTACCTGCTGAGAATTCTAATGAATCTCCATCATTAACAATCTTAGAAGCTGTCATAGCACCATGCCATAATAGGTTACCACCTGACGAGGCATCATAAATACCTATGTGAGATACTGTTCCCCAGTTACCGCCTGCTGCAGTAAACACGACATTGTTACTATTGTCTGTAGTACCTGTACCAGATGTAGCTGCGTTAAATGTAACTGATTGTCTTGTGTAACCAGAACCTGATACTTCAGTACCTGTTCCTGCATCCGTTGGTGAATCTGTAAATAATCCTACGTACCAAGCTGTAGGTCTTGTTGCAGAGCCTGCTGTCATCATCCAATCTAATAACAATTTCTCTGCGTAGTTTGATAAAGCTGCCATTTATTATGTCTCCTATTATTAAGTTATTTTAAACCAAATATCACCATCTGAACCATCTGAAGGTGAATCTGTGCTAACAGTGACACGTTGTGTGATACTGTTATAATTATCATAAACTGTATTCATTTGTGCTAAGTAGTCTATACCATTAACTGTTAAACTTGTTGCTGATAATCCACCTGCATTTAAAATGTCATTACCATTTAAATCCAGAGCATTTTCCATCTGGTTAGGTTCACCAAGTGGATTATTTCTATATAATACGTTATTATTAAATTCATCTTCAATAGCATTAAACGAAGCATTCAATGCTGTTGCTGAAGCATAACCTGCTGTAATGTCACTAAGTGTAACTTTAGCCACTATTTGTCTCCTACGACTTTAAGACCTATACGTTCTAGATCTGATTCAAATTCTTTTTTAAGTTTAGTATTGGCTTTAAGTTCTCTATCAACTTCTTCTTTAGAAGGTCTACCCCTCTTTTGAATATATCCTTTTTCTACGAGATACTTAGAAGCTTGTACTCCCTTCGCATCGTTATCTCTCGATGCATGTATCAAAGCTTTAAGTCCTTGTGCTTTAAGACGAACATCTAGTTCATCTCTCCAACTCTGTATCATGTTCTTGATGTCTGGTATTGTATCGTTTGCTAACTTATTCCAATGATCCCACGAGCCGAGCACATCAAGTGCGAACTCATATTCAAAGTTAGGAATGTGATCGTAAGCCATATAGAGTTTCTTCATAGAATAGTAAGTAACTCCGTCACGATCTATATTATCATCTTTAAGCGTAAAGACAGGGGGATACTTGTTAGTATCCACCCCATGCCTTAGTTCCCAGAACAGGGATTGAGTGCGATAACGACCTAAGTCGTCTTTCAGATTTAATGTATTAAATGTTTTCATTGGATATAAAAATACGCTATATGTAATTATTATACCACAATAATCCCCTCTTGTCAAGAAGAATCTTTACATTATTAATAATTAATAATTAATTATTAGTAATTAAAAAAGCACTCCCCAAAGAGTGCTTTTTTTTATAATTACTTAATTATATAAATATTATAGCATATTTTTTAAAGAATGTCAATAGTTTTACTGATTGATTTTACTTATCACTACCCCACTCTAAACAGAATCTAGATAATACCCCTCTTAGTAGCAAGCTATGCGAGAGGTCTAACAACCTCGAGCAAGTCATTAGTTCCCATTACCCAGTAGATTAAGACTGATAAGTTTTACTTATTACCCCTATGTTCAACATTTCTCTTAGAAATTTTTTAGTTACTATGCAATTAATGACAGGTGGGTAGGTATCCCCCTGGTCCCTAAGAAACATTGTTTAGCAAAATAGAACATAACTTATTTGTAACTTGTATTATAATTTTAAACAGTGCTACACATTTAAACTATTGATTATATTAAGAAAAGTTAATGGGGGTAATGTAAGTATATAACTTTTATATCGACCATCTAATAAGTATTCTCAGCTCCATTATATTATGGGGTATAAAGCTTCTACTAATGCTGTTTCATGTGTCTGAGTAACTCCTCATAACCTGTTTTCGTCGAAGTCCCAGACAATCTTTTCACAGCCGCCACAGAAGTGTCGAGTCTTTGTTCTCGCATATCACTTCAACTACTCTCGTCAGCCTGAAGCATAAGAGCCAATCTTGAATCATCTTCAGCCAAGGCTAACATCATCAATATACTAGAAGTGTTAACCAACAGTTAACCATTGTCCATTACGTTATAATTGTTAATTTGAATAGAACTATATTCCTTTTCATGCACATGCTTGTAATCCCCTTAAACAACTGCACGAAATCACTACAATAATCACGTTTACCACAATCAGAACATTTTCGTGATTACTTTTTCTTATCACTTTGTGATAACAATAACTAATCACAAAAATAACCATGATTATGGTATAACTATTATTGTGTAATTTCGCACAATTATTTAAGGAGAAACAATCATGGCTGAAAAACAATATAGCCCTTTTCAAAAACAATTATACGCAATGACCAACGGTCAACCTGTTGGATCACTTCTGTATATCGCTGAGTTTGCACTTGACCTCGCTGCTTCTAAGATTGGTCGTAATGCCCCAGACCAACGCGAGATAGTAGAAGGCTCTGCGGATCAAATCCACGAACTTCGTGACATCCGTAAAAAGAGCTGGGAGCGTCAACAAAACTCAGGTCCTGAAGAGATAACTCTTCCAAATGAATCAACATCAGCAGATGCTGGTTATGTTTCATAATAGAAAGGAGCTTCGGCTCCTTTTTATTTGTCTCAACAAAAGTGATACACTCACTGGAAAGGTAGAATATTATGCTAGTCAAGATAGAACACAAAATTAGCAAGCTAGAAGACTTAGTAGAAGAACTTACTGATAAACTATTCGAAGAAGGATGGCGGTTCAAAGAGTATGTCAAAGAGAGCAAGATAGACTACTCTAAGTGGTTATATGATACTCTCGATAGACAAGACAAAGCAAACAATGAGCCAGTGCATCGGCAACCTGATCTTGTCAAGGTAAGAAAGTATTACTCTGACTTACAAAAACAGCAAGCTAGACAAGCCAAAGAGTTAGCACAAACACTGGGAGTTGTCAAGATATATAAGAAACTAATACCAGGAGTATACAATTATGTCAGTAAAGCTTAGTGCATATAGTTACAATAGTTTACTTGAACTATATTGTATAGTATGGTATACTAAATTCAAAAGGTTTCCTGCACCTAATCGATGCAAGATAGACAGGAAAGTTCTGGAACATAGGATAGATTTATTAAGGAAACACAGATGATAATGCTTTTTATTTTAGGATTAATATGTGGATTATTTATTGCTATGATGGTCTATGTATATATGGATGTTAAGATCCATGAACTACATAACAAGATAGCTTTCATTATACAAGAACAAATAAATTGTAAGGAGAAATCTAATGAGTCAAAGTAAAGATAAATATTTTGAATTGCTTGTTCGTGAAGAGACCATGAAGAAGTATGTGGTTAGAGCAAACGATCAGCA